GGTTGTTTGAACTAAAGTTACAAAATAAATAGGAGTTGATTTTAATGAAAGGTTACGTATACCTCATTGAAAATAAAATTAATGGGAAAAAGTATGTTGGTAAAACTTATCGAACCATAGAGTCTAGGTGGAAAGAACATTTAAAAGTCGCCCACCAATATCCTGAAAGACCTCTTTATCGGGCTCTTTTAAAATATGGAGAAGAAAATTTTACAATACTATAGTTAGAGTATACCGAAGATTTAGAGGTAAGAGAAGTTTATTGGGTTAGTTTTTACGATAGTTTTAAAAAAAGGCTATAATGCTACTATTGGAGGAGACGGAAGAGCATACTTTTTTCACTCGGATGAAGAGATTATACAAAAATATCAAGAATTAGGTACAATTTTAAAAGTAGCTTTATTTTTTGATTGTGCTCCTGGAACAATATCTACTAGACTTAAAAACAATAATATTACTCCACATGGGAATTTTCACTCTGAAAATAGAAATTGGATGTCAAAAAGAGTTGATCAATATTCTCTAGAGGAAGAGTACATACAGTCTTTCGATAGCTATAGTGAAGCTGCTAGGTGGTTAATAGAAAATAATCTCACAACAGCTCACACAAAGCATATTGTAACGAATATTTCTAAAGTTTGTCGAGGAATAGAAAATAGAAAGCAAAGCTATGGGTTTGGTTGGAAGTTACAATAACTTCCAATCTAGCTCTCCTCCATTATAATTTAACAATAATTTCTAGCTCATGTCCCCATCAATTTGGGTCTTTTGGTATAAAAACTAGATCGGGTTGTGTACACATCCTTTCTAATTAGAAAGCTTCCGCTATAAACCTATGAAATTCTAGAAACTTTCATAGACGAAACCGGAACTAGCCTTCCCAGGCTCCAGTAAACTAGAAATTATTGTTAGATTATAAAAATCTAAATGCAAGAACCCGTCACGCCTCTTAATATGCGAACCGGACGTAAGAGAGAATAGTAGATAAACTAGAATAAGACCTATAATCTCTTAAACTGATGCTACCCAGTTGGTCTTAGGTAGCTAATATGGATGCGTGGTCTAATGGTAAGGCACCTGGCTCCAACCCAGGGAATGTGGGTCCGATTCCTACCGTGTTCGCCATTGAATTTTGACAATACCTGAAAATTATGGTATAATTTAATTACAGAACAAAATGATGGTTATCTCGCCTGAATTTTACTTACTAGGGACAGGTGCCCAGGTTTGATTTTTGAAATCGAGAAGCCGACTTGGATATAGTCGATAAACCTATCTAGCCAGAGTACCTGTGGCTGAACTAACAAACTATTACGACTCCAGGGTTCGAATCCCTTACAGCATTTGGTGGCGGAACGATGTTTGTCTAGTATGAGGTAAACCAGAGGCCGGAAGAAATACCTATGATTCCGTATTAGCTTCGAATCAAACTTTTATAGGGAAAGTTTGAATAACTGGGTGTGGTTGTCCCGGTTTGCTCTTGTCATATGGTTTAGCGACCATGCTCAAAGTATAAAAACGAGGGAACGTTACCCCAGAGCGGATAAGAGCACAGTTTGCGTGGTTCTGTCAAAATCACGCACCAGTCCCTATGGAAACGTCAAGTCCGTAGGTAAAGGTTGAATCGGTGTCCTTTATCACCGACTACCACTTCGAGTTTTGCCTTAGCATAATCCTTGGAGGTACTACTCTGGATTATGAAAAAGCGAGTGTAATGTAGTAGTAGTATTGCACACATCAGCCACTGCTTTATTCGTTTAGGGTGGCAACGCTGTCTGTCTAGTTACAGACCTGTTAAAGGTTGAATCGGTGTCCTTAACACCGACTACCAATATTCCCTTGGAGTCGAGGCTTCAAGGGTTTTTTAACAAGAAAAGAAGGAGTGAATTAAATGAAAATTGTAGAAGTTTGGAAACCCTTTGTACTAACCGGAAGTATGCTAATGGCTCTAGGGTTAGGTTATTGGGCTGTTCGTACTGGAGACTATGTATTCATGGTTTTTTCAATCATTTTTGCTTGGCAAGGTGGTTGGGGCGTTAAACTAGATATCGAAGTAGATCGGTTGAAGAAAGAAGGTAAGTTATAATATGGAAAAGGTTCTAACTATTCAAATGATGCATGTTTTAGAGTCTAAAAAGAAAGAGTTGAGAGATAAAGCTAAACAAGAAAGTCGACCACTTACAGAAGCTGAGAGCTTAGTGATACTTACTCTAGACGAGATTGCTTTTGACTTCCTAGATTATATGGTTAAACACCTTTAAACTTGCTTTTCTCTGTAATTTATGATATAATTAGTTATAGAGAAAAAAGGAGTGGTTTTTATGCACAGAAGAAACTATACAATATCGAGGATGATTTGTACAAATTGTGGGAAAGAAGGTATCCCTATTCCTAGGAAAATCTCCAATGCGAGAGAAGAGGGACATCTAAAGGAGTTATACTGTTTGCATTGTCGAGCCTACCATAACCATAAAGAACTACGAAGCGACTGGGACGAAATAAAAGCGAAGCAGGAGGAAATTATAAATGAAGAGAATTGAACTTGACCAAGAAAAAGATCTACAAGTCGGAAATATAGAAATAGAGGGTTTTATTACAATGGAAGATTCCCCTGCAGAAGCCAAAGCCTTTGCCCAAAGTTTCGCAACATGGTTAGCTTCTTCTAAATGGAATTTCGAAGGAACTATAAGAATGATCGATTCGTCAATAAAACTCAGAGATTATCAGAACAAAAATGCGTTTAGGAAAGTTAAGAATGCTTTCTTTTCTATTGTATTTATGCTAATTGGTGTATACGGAGTTGCGGTGTTCGGCGCCACAGGAGATAATTTTATAGGTATTACTGCGGTTATAACAATGTGGTTTGCCGGAGTTTTATTTGAGAAAGGTTTCAATAGTTAGGAGGTTATGTATGAAAAAAATAGTTATAGTTAAAGGTATAGTAAGCATGTTGGTGGCTCTAAGTATGGTTGTCCCGCAAAGTGTGAGAGCAGCTGAGAAAGAAGACCCCAAGATGAACGAAGTTAGTCATTGGTTGACCTATTTTGATGCAGAAGATGGTCAGAAATGGGATTTAAAAGATGGTATAGAAACTTTTAGAATCTCTGACTATCAAACAGAGAAAGAAATTTCTGAAAGAATCTATTTGGGAATCGTGTTGAAAGCGGGGTCAATTAACTCTAACGGAACATCGGCACATGAGCCGCATGGAGACCCAGGAATTTTAGAAATATTTAGTTTTTCAAATGGAAAGGATTTATCTCATGTTATTTTAGTTTGGAAGGATAAACCTATAATCCCACCAGTTGATCCACCTACACCACCAGTTGATCCACCTACACCACCAGTTGATCCACCTACACCACCAGTTGATCCACCAGTTATTATAGAGCCACCAGTTGATCCACCTATAATTGTAGACCCACCTATTGATGAAGAGCCTATTTTCGTTGAACCAACGGATAAGATTCTTCCAAGAACCGGTAGCTCAGATCCATTTAGTCTTGTTTTCCTTGGTTCTACTTTATCAGGTCTAGGTGTCCATATACTACTAAAACGTAAGAAATAGTCCGGTGGGCGCAAAGCCCGCTTGCCCTATATGTAACAGCCTTCACGTGGCTTAGGGTGTTTAAACTAATGTTACAAATGTGTCTCGGTACCGTAGTGGTTAGCGGATTAGTCTGCAAAACTAATATTCGTGGGTTCGATTCCCACCCGAGACTCCATTATAATGAGGTGAAGATATGAAAATGATCCCAAATCCTGATAAGAGAATGTTCTTAAAAATCTTAGCTGATGTTAAAGCAAACGACGGATATTGTCCCTGTATGATAGAAAAAGACAAGGATACTAGATGTATGTGCAAAATGGCCCGAGAAGAGGGAGTTTGTGTTTGTGGACTTTATGTAAGGAAAGTTTGACCAAAGCCAAAAAATATGGTATAATTAGTTATAGGGAAAAAGGAGAGAAAATATGTGCGAGAAATGTAAAGAAACAGATTGTATTCTAGCCTATGACCAAGAAGTTGAAGGCGGAGAAAAAGTTTTTGTAGACCTTAGATTTGATGTCGAGAATGGAGAGTTAGATATTAACTTTGGATTCTTAGGCAAGGACAACCGCCCTAAAGAATTAAGTTCCCTTTGGTCTGATGCAGTAAAAATTAAATTTTGTCCTTTCTGTGGAGAAAAACTTCCAGGACTTGATTAACTCAAGTAACCAAAATTTGACTTAGTTAAAAAATTATGGTATAATTATTATGTACCCAAAAAAAATACGCGATAGTTAATGGTTCAAATTCTACTAACAAATCCTCAATAGGATGCGACATTGGTGAAAGTCCTAACTGCAATCCCGCGTTGGAGTGTTTGTCAACTACACTTTTAAAATAAGTTGAACGTGTGTGGCACACGGGTCAAAGCCACGTTATATGGGTGAGTGTGTCTAGTGGCGAGGACAGCAGATTGTAAATCTGTTACAAAGAAACACCGTAGGTTCGACTCCTACCTTGCCCACCATTTATGGGGTGACAGACGAAGAGAAGATGGGAGTAGCGAGAGCGATACCGCCAGAGACTTCAAATACCCTGGCTACGGGTGCGATTCCCGTTCACTCCACCATAAGGCTCCATCGACTAAAGGCTAGGTCGTAGCTCTTTCACAGCTAAAATGTCGGGTTCAAGTCCCACTGGAGTCACCAGTGTCCGCAATGACGATAAACTATCTATGGGGCTATAACTCAGCCCGGGAGAGTGCTACGCTTGCATCGTAGAAGTCGAGGGTTCGAATCCCTCTAGTTCCACCATAGTCCGAAATGACATTAAACTACAAATGAATACCTCCGTGTTTATTTGGAAGCCTGTCCAAAAACCAAATGCACCCTGGTCACAGGTTGAGGGTGCTTACATGGCTCGGTCGTCTAGCGGTTAGGACACGACCCTCTCAAGGTCGAGATATGAGTTCGATTCTCTTCCGAGTCACCATTATGCAACTTTAGCTCATCTGGTTAGAGCACGTGACTTTTAATCACGGGGTGTTGGGTTCGAGTCCCAGAAGTTGCACCATTTATGCACCTTTAGCTCAGCGGATTAGAGCAACGCTCTTCTAAAGCGTGGGTCAGGAGTTCAAATCTCTTAAGGTGTACCATTATGGCAGATGTCAAGGCAGGGTAGCCTAATCAGTCTCATAAGCTGATGTTGCTGGTTCAACTCCAGCATCTGCACCCATTATGGATTGAGGGTGTGTCTGGTGACAGCACATGGGTCTGAAAAGCCCAAGGTCTTGGTTCAATCCCAAGTCAATCCACCATTTATGGCTATATAGTTCAGGGGAAGAACATCGGTTTCATAAGCCGAGAAGGATAGTTCAACTCTATCTATAGCCACCATGGAATTGTAGCTCAATTTGGCTAGAGCAACGCTCTTGTAAAGCGTAGGTTGTGAGTTCGAGTCTCACCTGTTCCTCCATTATCCAGGTGTAGTTTAATAGTAGAATAGAAGTCTTCCAAACTTCGGACGCCGGGGCGGTACCGGTCACCTGGTCCATTTAAAAACCTATTTTAACCTATAAGGAGGATCATCATGGGTAATCCAAAAACAAAAATGATTTGTGTTCTTAGGAATGACCTACGGAACTCAGACGGAAATCGTGTCCCAAAAGGGAAATTGATTGCTCAGGCTGGTCATGCCTTTGTAGCTTTAGTACTTAAAATGCAAAAAGAACGACCAGAAAATACTATTCTTAAAGAATGGCTTGACGAATCTTTTGTTAAGGTTGCTTTAGGAGTAGACACAGAAGAAGAACTCATACATCTTTACAACAAAGCCATAGCGGCTGGATTTAACGCAGTAATTATCACAGACAACGGATACACAGAATTCCACCAACCAACAGTTACTTGTATTGGAATCGGTCCTGATTTTTCAGAAGATTTAGATACTATCACAGGGAAATTAAAAGGATTTAGGTAGAAAAGGAGAGCTAAAATGAAACAGAATAATAATAATAGTCAAGCAGGTATTGGTTTCCCAGGTTTGTTGTTTCTAGTTTTTTTAGTATTGAAACTAACTGGAGTTATTAATTGGTCATGGATATGGGTTTTTGCTCCTTTATGGGGAGGTTTCTTATTCATAATGATTGCTCTTGTTTTAATAGTTTTGTTTGCTAGAAGATAGTCTATATGCCCTTAGCTCAATCGACAGAGCAACTCTTTACGAAGGAGTAGGTTGAGAGTTCAATCCTCTCAGGGCGTTCCATTATAAAAAAAAGGAGAATATTATGAAATATAGCACAAAGCATTTTTTTAAAACAATAGGAATTTTCATAGGAGCCAACGCTTTAGCAATTCTTTTAGGTTCTGTTTTGAGACAAGCAGGGTATTTTGAGATAGGTACTGTAACTCAATTTTCAATAGCTATTTTTGGGGGATGGGGAACCGGACGATATTACGTATTAAATTCATAATTATCTTGGAGGTAGTTTAACGATAAAACTCTGGGTTGTGATCCCGGAAACGAGGGTTTGACTCCCTTCCTTCAAGCCATATGCTCGACTAATTCAGTGGTTAGAATGTTGGTCTTATATGCCAAACGTGCCTGGTTCGATTCCAGGGTCGAGTACCATATGAGGGCTTAGCTAGTCTAGGTTTATTAGTAACACGTGCTACGTTAAACCTGGTTCTCGGTGCAATTCCGAGACACCTCACCATTATAAAATAGAAAGCAAAGGAGAAAAGGAATGAGGATATTTTTAGAAAATCGTATGACAGGAGAAAGTAAAGAAACTAAAGAAGGTTTTTCTTGGACAATGTTATTTTTTGGAGCTTTTGTCCCTCTTATAAGAGGAGATTGGAAATGGTTTGTAATTAGCTTCTTACTAGCGTTTGTTAGTTTTGGTCTTTCATGGTTAATCCTACCTTTTATTTATAACGGAATATACCTTAAAGAACTTAAACAAAAAGGTTTTAAAGTTATTCGTTCAATTGATATTTAGGCGGTTTATCCGCTGGCTACAAGTAAGTGCCTTCACGTGGCGTAGCTGTTTAGACTAAACTTACATTAATTCTAGGTCGTCTAATGGTAGGACATGTGACTTTGACTCACAGAATGTTGGTTCGATCCCAGCCCTAGAAACCATTAAAAATTGACACTGTTCCAAAATTATGATATAATTAGTTATAGGGGAAAAGGAGATGAGTTTACAAATGAAATATATGATTGTCGATCTTGAAGCAACAAGTGCGGCTGTAAGTGGAATTTCAGAAATAATTGAATTCGGCTACGCCATAGTAGAAGACGGAGATATTATCGAGAGAGGCACAAGTTTTGTTAAACCTGTTTACTCCTCACTAGATTATTTCATTGAGGA